CACTCCAAAGATGCACAAGCCATTTTCGATGCTCTGTGCGCCTTTAAGGGTATTAAGACCAAAAAAGCCAATATGATCCTTCGGGATTTTTATGAGCTTGGCATCTGGGTTTACGAAAAGAATCTTCATGCGATTAATATTATTGCTGATAATCGTGTGATGAGGATTGCGCTTAGAACAGGTATCCTTCAACTCGGGACGGGGAAAACTCTTAATGATCTGTTGGACCAATATGACCAGCAATACGTGGTTCTGGTTCAAAGCACCGCTGAGGCGTTTCGGCGCGTCTGGGAAAAAACCGCTGAACTGAATAATGGGATTCATATCGTTCCATATCCGGGTAAGTTTGATGAGTTGGTGTTCCGCTTGGGTGGGAATTGCTGCAAACTTAATGCTCGGGCTTGTGAGTCCGGCAGGCAATCCAAGGCTTTTAGTACATGGACTAAGTCTGCGCTAAATTATTCTGCGCCCAAGGGATGCCCATTCTCGTCCGTATGCCCCGACCATCTTAAGAAGTTGAATGCGCCCTTCGCCATACAAAATAACACTTGGAATAAAATTTATACCAATGAGGGCGGTGGTGGGGGATTAAGAGGTATTTGATTCCTAGGGCTTTCTGCTTAAAAGTTTGACCTAATCCCCATCCCGATCCTCGGCCTTCCACTCCAGTCTAATCCAAGAGTTGCTTGAAGTTCCAGATTCAGAAACGGCGTCAAATCGTCTATGTGTCGGGAGATACCTATGCCGCCAAAGTGCGGTGTCAGGCCTGCAGTGAGGCTGTAGCGCCGCCAATAGGCCAGCTTTAGGTCCACTAGCGGCAGCAACGTCCCCGAATAAACAAGTCCACCGCCCAAGCGCCTTGTAAAGCCCCAGTCTTTGATCGCAACCACAGGCGGCTTTTCCGGGTGGTCAATCTTTGTGACAACTTCAATATGCCCTTCCGGCGGCAGGTAGCGGTCCCGGTATTCAATCTTTGTCGGCCCGTCCCGCAACTTCGTGACCACGCGGTCCCGATAGACCGTAACCGTCTGCTTCGTGTCGGGGGGCAGGCCTTCAATTTTCGCGGTCAGTTCCTGTGCTCTGCGGGTTTCATGGTCAAGCCGCCAATATACCAAGGTCAGAAGCAGCGCCAGAAGAATAATTGCCGCTTCTTTCGGGCGTCCGATGATGAACATTACGATTCTTTTAATCAGCATTTCCGTTTCCTTCGGGGGGTGTCCCGTCTCCGTTATGGCCATTCTTAACCTTCTCATAGGTCTTGGTCAGGACATATCCGGTGAAAATGACCGATACGACGCCTCCGGTTACAGTGACCACCGTGGCAATCGCATCCGGGTGGTAGAGTGCTGTCCACACGCAAATCCAGGCATAGAGCGCCATATAGAGCCAGTTCCACAAGGTTCTGAGCGACTTTAAGTCCCGTATAAGGTTCTGGGCAAAGTCGGTCTTTAGCGTTTTCTTAGCAAACGACAACGTAAGCCGTTTAATTCGGTCCATTAGAGCTCGCTCCGGAAAAGGTCCAGGTCCCAGCATTTCCCAGGACACGTTTTCTGTCTGGGCACGCCGAGCCGATCAAATACCTCTCGGTGCCCGATGACATGACTGGCCGGGATGCGGAAGGCTTCCATAAGCGCGCGCGTCAGCTGTAGATTGAAATCCCAGTGATCCGGCGCGGGGGTGGCTTTGTCGAAGTCTCCGACAGCACAAAGACCAAGATAATCCGTGTTGTAGATGTTGGACGCGCCCTTTACTCCGGAGTGAGCGCCTGCCAGCAGCAGAGATCTGCCCCAGTTGAATACAAGCTGGCCGTTTACTCGTTCCGTCCCGCCATGGTATGCGATATCGCTCCATGGAGTCTGGAATGAACTGCCTTTCCCGGCAGCGAGCCTGCGTTTATATTCATCTTCCGTGACGATATCACCGTCTATCCTGAACGAAGTATGATATTTTCGTATAGCATACCAGTCTCGCGATATGCCGTCCGCAGTGGCTGAATGATGCCAGACAATTCCGCTCCAAGGCCTGGACCGGGAAATGTCAATGTTTAGTGTGAGCTTCGGTTTGTCCATAAATACCTCCAGTGCGTATATACAGGGTGTTTTGAATTTTCCACACGCTATATCTCTGTGACCTCAGCCTCGATAGTATGCCCGGCGCTCTTAAATACGTCGCTGTATTCGAAGGGCAAAGCCTCTGTCTTCCAGCCGACATTGAACAGGTTCCTTGGCCTGGCTTTAGGCTCCGGCCAGAAGGTTACGAGCGGGTTCAGCCTGAAAATGTTTTCCAGAGTGTCTTTTGCGACCGGGTCGGTTAGGACAATGCGCCACCTGCTCGAGTATTTATTCTTCCCGCGAAACGCAATAAGCTTTCCGCCCAGGGTGCGCAGGGTGCCGGACTCCAGCAGCTCCCGTTGCGGCGTGTAAGAGTCAAACCCCGGCAACTCGAGTAATATCTGTCCGCAGTATATCTCGCCTATCTTCTTGTTCTGGTTGGGAACTTTCGTGGTCCGGGCCTCCAACTGGATGACCGGCGCGGATATCGGCGGAAAGGGGATAATCACATCGTCGTCCTGTATCTCGCCCTCAAAGAGCGTAGTGCCCCCGACATAAAGCTTCAGGCCTTTTATGTTGGTGTTCCGTAGTATAACTGCGTTGAGATTCCGCATATCAGAGCCGCCGCTCGGAGTAACAAACACAATCATAAGTGTCAGCGGCGTTGAATCGGAGGAGCTCAGTGATGTCCATTGTGTATCTGCATCGCCGTCAATGAGCTTCTTGCTGTTTGGGGTTTCACTAAGGCCCTCCTCATAAGAACTCGCCTGAGCAAGTCCTGGCCCTGCTTCGTCCAAGGACAGAATCATAGGGAGGTCGTTCTCAACTGTTGCGATGCCTGCTGTGAAATCAAAAGAATTCAAAGTCGGCCCAGGGCTGGCCTTGATAAACTCAAGCTGAGATTCAAAGATATAGGATGCCGGGAGCGATATTTGCCCTGTTTCCTTGCTGCCATTGGTTGCTGTGGCTATTACGTCGCCGAATGGCTTTGCCAGTATTTCGTCGATAGTGTCGCCAGCGCGCACTCGCACGTTTATCTTGCTCCCAGGCGCGGGCAAGGTCCGCTCCAGCGTGAACGCGGTCACATTATGCCTTTGCTGGAATGCATGCCTGAGCGTTACATGGCCGGAATCGGCCTCCACCGCAGTTCCTGCCAGTTTGAAATAGTCGAACCGGAACCTGGACGCGAACATCTGGTCGGAGTTGCCTATATCCAGGAATTTACTGCCCGTTAAGGTTCTGACGACCGGTGAATCCGTAGTCTGCAGGACTACCTGTGCCGGGTCATCGTTCTTGATGAGCTTAAAACTGACTGTGCCTAACGGCCCCTGCGTGACGTAAAGAGTGAAAGGCATGTTTACGGTGCTTACCGGGAACAGCAGTGTTGGTGAGGCGCGGTTGAATGCCACCCAAGTCGTCCCATCCCAGGTCCACTCCTGGCCGCTGGCGGATACTACGACGGGGGTGAAATAGACCGTGCTGCTGGCCGGTGCGGTCGAGACAAGCAGTTCCCACAGCAGAATAGCGTTCTTGTTTGCTATGGGGAGCGTTGCCGGTATAGGGTTCGCTTGCAGGATGCCGAAACCCCACTTGGCGGAACTTGGCGTTGCCGCTGCACCATAGCGGCTGAACAGGAACCGCGTCTCGCATCCCAGCGAGTTGAGCGCCGAGTTCCGGACGCTCTCGATGCTTTTGGGTGCAGTCTCGGACGTATAGTCGAAGTCAAGATATCCGCCTGCCTCCGGCGGGTCTGCGCTTCCGGGAGGGGAGGTTCCCCATAGCTGAAAGTGGAAGTCCACCAGGTCTTTAAGATCTACCCCGACAACCTCCCATATATAATTCCAAGTGGCGGTGCCGGGATTGTAATATCCCGGTCGTCCGGAGCTGTAAGGGCTTAACGGACTGCTCATCTGCGCGCCCCATTGGATAACGTTTGGATAGGTGTGCGACGCCCAGGTGGCCCGCAGCACTATGGCATACGGTATATTTGCCTGTAGAGAAACCGGTGTTGAGAAAGTGAAGGTTACCGGCCCCTCGGTCGTGGGTGCGGTTGAGGCCGCTACAGGCTGTGAGGTGCCGAGTACCGTGGAATAGGGCAGGCCATAGGCGGTTGCCGTCCGAATCTCCACCGATAGGTTCTCGCCGGTGACGAATGTTCCGAATCTGCGCAGCGGGAGCGTCACCTTTGTCACGTTCTTTGCCCGCGCATATGAGAATGTTTGCGAGTTTGAAATGCCGTTTATCTCAAAAAAGCGGTTCAATGCCGCGACATTGAAGAGCTGTTCGAATACGGACTCGGTCTGCGGTACTTCTTTCCATAGCGGGTCTTTTACGCCGTCGTTGAAGTCATCGGCGGTCGCAAGCGGATAGAGCATTCCCAGCTTGATAGGCATGCTGGAAACGTCGATGTTGGCGTTCTCGACATTGGCTTGGAATTGTCCAGCGTTACTGAATATGCGTTTAACGGGCACGTTATACCTCCATTAAATCCAGCTCGGTTCTGAAATTCATTAGATCCTGCGCGATTCCGAGAACCCTGGCGTCATAGGCCGGGCCAAGACTGCGCGGCTGTTGTACGCTGAATGTTACCCTGTCGCCCAGTTCGAGCTCCGGCATGAATCGCGTGGTAACGGTTGCCCGGCGTTTGGGTTCCTTGTACCGGAGGAAGTACCGTTTGGCCATGACGGTTGCTAGGTCAACATCGTTTTGGAATACCAGGCTGCCGCCGCCGACGGATAGTGGCTTTACGCCGAACCGCTGGATGGAGGTAGGGGGACTCTCAGCTTCGGTGGTGGAATCGGCGGTTTTTAGGAATTTTCCAAACGTCGCTCGGATGCTGTTATAAACCCGGTCCCAGCCGGGAGCCATGTTGGACGCTTTCTCGATATTGGAGTCATCCAAGGTGAGGACCGGTGAGACTGCTGCCGTCTTATTCCGGAAGAAGAACTTCCCTTCACCGTTCAGGCCTATCTCGAAATCCGCAAGCCCGGCCAGTTCCTTAATGATGTCGAGTACGGACCGACTGGCAAAGTTGGCCATTGAGATCAGGATATTCCGTGTGGTCAGTGTGATTACGCTGAGCCGAAATAACGGAGGGGTAACCCCGGAAGTATTCATAACAGTGATGAATGCCATCTTGTTAGGTAGTGGGAACCCCTGCGACACCGCAAATTCGTCGGAGATAATTGTGTCGTTAGGTCCTAGCGCTCTATGGAAGCTGAATCCGGACTGGCTGTTGGCCCCAGCCGCCGTAAACCGCTGGACGCTGCCGTTATTGTTCTCGGTAATGGCCTTCCATGTATCCCATGACACGATGCCTGAGCCGCCGTCTATCAGCGGGGATTCTGCAATCGCAGGTAACCAGAGTCGTTTGATGCCGAACGGGAGTGATTCCAGCGTATCCGTAAGGACGATCCGGAACTTTATATAACGGGGGGATTGTACATTCGTCCAGTTGCCGGTATTCCCGCCGTTTGTTATCGCTGTCTCCGCCGAGTAGGTATAATCGTCCGCGCTCCACGAATAGGAGAACTGTGCGCCAGAAGCCAGCCCCTGTAGTTCCGCGAAAAAAGCTCCGAGCGTGTTTATCAGTGAAAAAGTAGTCAGCCCAGCCAGCTGGGGGCCATAATCCACTTTAAGTGTCAGTTCCCCGGTGGCGGGTGTTGGTGACACGCCGTTATACCGCAGATAGTCGATATGGAGCGTGTTCGATCCACTGGATTGTAGGCGTATGCCTGATGTGCCGCTCGGAAAAGCGCCTAAAGTCCCGGACAAAACCTGTGTGCCGTCCACGAATAGCGCCCATGTCCCAGCTGATACGCTGGTCAATGTAAGTGCCAGCCGGAATGTGTGGAATTGTGTCAGGTTCACGTTGTAATTTGCACTGGTTGTCGCAGTCCTTACCCGTACCTGGTTGAGATTGAGAAATTCTATTTGTGCGCCCAAAAAAGGGGAAGCCTGGATCATCGTGCCGAGCGTTACGGTGCCGCTTATGGAACTAAACCGGATTCTTGCACAGACACAGCGAGATAGCGTGAACTCCTCGGCTGAATTCTGGAGGACGTAGTCTGATCCACCGGCGTGTGTTACTGTCCTTACGCTGCCAGCCAGTGTGGCCGTAGTGCCGCTGGGTAGGAACTCAAACCACGGAAATGCGCCGTTGCCCTCGACTGTCCATTTTTCTTGCGCGGGTTCATAGTCGGCTTCATATTGTGATGTCCAGCGCGGGTGGATGCCGTTTGCGATACGGTAGAAGTTTATCCGGTTATTGCTGACTGCAGATTGCCACTTGGCCAGGGTGTCATAGGCATCTATGGTCATTGCCCCGTCACCTTCCGGTGGTTCGGTCTCAGGTGTTATAAGGGCTCTGTGCAAACTATATGCCGTGAAATCCCCTATGCATGTGTGCAATAATTCCCGCTGAGCGGGGGGATCGAAACTCGCGGTTTCTACAGTGAGCTTTTGTATCTGCGGAACGGTGTTGAGCAGGTCGTTTACCACGTCATGAATCTGCTTGTCACGCTTCCAGACGATGTAGTCAGCCCTTATCTCTGCTCCGACAGCCGGTTGAATGGCTTCGAACGTGATTTTTGCCCGTAATTGTGGGTCGTTGAGGTTGGATGTGCTCCATCTGGTTCCTGGCCGCAATACTTCGCCGCCCACCCGTACCTCTTTGACTAGCCCAACTGGTGTCTGCGCCAGTTCGAATTCGGATTTGAGGCCGTCGCCCAGCCCGAGCAGTTCGTTGGTGACCAGAACCGCCGCATTATTGCCGTCCGCGTCTTCCAGAAGCTGGTCGAGAGCTCTTGTGTCGAGTTGGGCTGTTGGCGTATCCGAATCTTCGATAACGTCCTCCAGAACACCGGTAAATACCGGGAATATCTCGTCGGTGCCTGATAGCTTCAGCCCGAGTGATATCTGTATTTTGGAATGAAACCGTTGGAACCCCGCGAACCGGCCTGGCGAGGCATTATCCCAGATGCGGCTGGAATTATCGACCTCGATGCTTATATTGGAGGCTTTAAACTCGTTCAGGGTGTCGGTATCCAGCTTCCAGGACAACCTATCCAACCGGGTGACCTCGGCTGTTATATCAATAGCGGCAGCCTCCCAGCCCGAACTGTCAGCCAACCTGCGGAACAGCTCAACTTTCCGGACCGGGTAAGTCAGGTTCGATGCCTGTGCCGCTTTATATGTCTGTGAGACTGTCTTCATACCGCGTCCCTTGATAACCGTCCCTGCCTGGTGGTGATGGATTTGACCAGTTCCGCTCCTTCGGCAGCTCCCGACCGCGTAATCTCGGCCATACGCCGCATTAATTGTCTAACCTGTTCATCGCCCATGCCGGAAGCCGTGATGGTATTGTTCTGTGTGACCGAGACACTTATATCCCCGCCGCCAAATCTGCCCAGTTTATCAAGAGGGATAACCGCTTCCGGGCCTTTCTCGGCTATTGTGGCCAGAGTAGGCTCGTTTACGATGGCACCTTCAGCAAACCCGAAAATCTTCTTTAATCCTTTGGAAATAGAAGGCGCGACAGCCATGAAACCGGCGGCCAGCAACCCGCCGCCCATGCCGCCACCCGAAGCCGCAGCCGATGAGCTTGTGGACTCCGCCATTGAGCGTTCTATGGCTATTCGGGTAAATGTTTCTATGGCTGTCCGCAGGACAGTGTTCATTACTGCTTTCCAAGCGTCCTCAAAGCTCTTGCCCTCAAGGATCATATCCGCCACCGCGCTTGAGAATGACGAGGCGAATGAGTCCGCTACTGCTTTCTGTGTGTCCCGGACGACTATGAGGTCGGAATTTATCGCGTCACGCGCTTTCTGAGACTCGGCGATGGCGATAGAAGACGCGTTCAGCCGGGCAGCCATGAGTTCTTCTTCGGTTATAAGGCCTTTGGTCCGTAAATCCTCAAACATCTGGAGCCGCTGGGTTCTTTCCTGTTCGATAAGTAGCAACCGCGACTCTAGGTTCCTGCCTTCGGAATCCAGCCGCTCGGCTTCCAACTGTGTCAGCTTGTCATTAGCGTCCAGCGCCTGGCGTTTCTTTTCGTCAGCTTCTTTTTGAGATTCTTCAATCGATTTTTGTGTTACCCGCGTCTTAAGTTCACTTTCCTGTGCTATCAGGCCTTTACGTTCGTTGCTGTACCGGCGCTGGACCTCCGCCGCCTGTTCGCTAGAGGCTTCCTCGATAGCCGCCATCTTCACATTGGCGTCATTTACGATGTCCGGCAACTGGTCAAAGTGTCCTTTGAATATCGCGCCCCAGCCACGGGCAGTCTGCTCAAATATTACAGTCGCTTTGGCACCCCAGTTGGCGATTACAGTTCCTAGCACCTCAAAGAACTGTGCACCTTTAAGCAGCGCGGCCAGTAAAAAATTAAAAACTGGAAGCACACCGCCTCCGACAACCTCTTTAAAATCGTCCAGTCGGTTACGCGATGACGCCAGTTGCCGTGCAAAACCGGATTCCTGCTCGGCTGCGCCCAGGAATTTCTTTGATAGTGCGTCAACCACCTCTTGCGCGGTATTGGCATCCCCTATGAACGCGCCGAACTCATTCTTGAGCGCTCGCATCCGCGTGGAATCGCCGTTTAAGAGCGGGCCTAGCAGTTCTATAACGCTGGTAAAGTCCTTTCCGGACGCTGAGGCCAGGCCGAACGCCAGTTTGGTGGCCTGAATGGCTTGTCCGGTATCGCCGGTGATCCTTGTGAGTTTCCCGAGTGCTTCATAAGTATCGGTATCCGAAAACCGGGTAAGTGTCTGCTGTTCCTGGGCGAACGCAATAATGCGTTCTTTTTCCCTGCCGAACGAGCCGCCAGTCGCTTCGACCGCGAACTGTAGCCGTCTTAATGCGCCCTCCTCGGTCAGTGCAGCATCGGCTGTGGATTTAAAGAATGCGGTTATCCCGGCGACTGTGGCGAACCCGGCCAGTTGGTTCAATAACTGCCCTGCGGCGCTTTGGACAGCCGTCATGGACTGAGCGGTGGCGTTTACCTGTGGCGGGAGCTTGGAAAGCGCCTGATCGGCGCGTACAGTGGTCTTTTCTATGATACCGGCGAATTTATCGGAACGCTGCGCCGCGTCCAGCAGTTGTTGCGACAGCCGCTGGATGGCAGGCGAAGCCTGGTCAATGGCCTCGAAAATTATCTCGAAGCCTGGCATGATTAAGTCTCCTTGGTTATGGCATCAAGCGTGAAATTGATTATCTCGACATAAAGACCCACTGCCAGCGGGTATTCTTCGAGGATTGCATCTACCGGAACAGCCTCCTTGTCTTCATTTGCGACACATAGTCTGGGCGAGAGGACGCCGTATAGCAGCACTCGCCGGAACTGCGGGAGCCTGGGATTTGAGATAAGCTCCTGCATCCGCTTGGCCAGAGATTCTTTGCCGGCGCGGGCGAGTGTCCAGAAGTCCGCGTTTTCATCTCCCAGGAATAAAAGGGGGACACGGCGTATTTTAAACGCCATATCGCAGACTGTAACGGTCTTTTCCCGTTTCAGCCGTTCTTTAAGCTCAGCCGCCTGGATAGGTTCCACCATAATCAATACCCCGTTACCGCGTTGATCAGCGTTGCCTGCATGCTGTACCCGGCGACCTGGTCTACCTCGGCTTTAAACGCTACAGCCGAGCCGAACAGGCCCTCCAGTGTGCCGAACGCATAGGCGGTATATTTGGCCTTGGGAATCGTGAGCTGCAACTTGTTCTTGAACGCATCCTCGATAATATCGCCGGTAAGCGTGATATCGATAGCCTGCGGCAGATTGTCCAGGAACTTCTGTCGGTTGGCCTCGGTTTCAAAATAGATCTCGTAGCCGCCCTCGATAGCAAATCTGCCGGACGAGATAATATCCCTCGGGTCTCTGGACTGGCTGAGTGTCCGATAGGGCGCAGAGGCGTTATCGATGCTCAGTGTCCAGCTCTTAACGTCAAGGTTAAGGGTCCCGTCCAGCTTGAACTCGGTCTGGAAGAACATTAAAGGCTTCGGTGTACCGAATACCGCCGCGAACGCGGATGCAGTTTCTTCGGTTTTAAAGAGCACGTCAGCCGCGACCTGCCCTTTACCATCTACGGCTCCGGCCAGCGTAAGTTTCTTGATGACGGTCAGTGGGTAGCGCTTGATGCCCATGCCCCGGTCGACGAAGTAGGTGAATGAGGGAAACTGCGTCCGGTTATCCGGTTTGAAAATATGCTGGAACACGGTGGGCGAGTTTGTCGCGTCGGGCTGGGAGGTGGTAACCTTGCCGAGGCAGCCGAGCAGCAGATCACCTATGGTCTCGGCCTCAAGGTCTATGGCTGGCAGAGAACCACTGCCTTCGCGTATACCGGCTGCCGAAGGGAACGCTTCCTTGGAACCGCGTATTTTGTCGTCGGCAATGAGCAACGATTTATAGTCCAGGAGCGCCTCGGCTCCAACCGCCAGGAATTTCTGCGGCGCGGCTTCAGCCATTCCGCGTGTGGTTTCCTTTTTGAACCCGTATTTTTGATTGTCTATGGCAACTGGCATATAACAATACCTCCTATTTCCGACTTGTGGTCTCGACAGTGAATACCAGCGCAGAGGCCGTCATGTTCGCGTTTATGGTCGCCACCAGATTATCCTCCGGCGGCTCCCACTCGATAGCGTTCAGCATCGAGGATAAAATCTGCCCGTTTTCAAGTGTCAGCCCATCGAGGTTTATGTTGTCGATAAGTAACTCGGCTATCTTCTGTGTTTCAAGAGTTTTGGTCTTGATCACCTGCTCCCGTGGGCCGAACGGCTTTACGAATACTATTCTGAAGTGGTAGCTGACCCTGTAAGTCTGTCCGGTCGTTATCCGCTCAAGATTGGTCGCCGGTGCTGGTTTTACGAATACCGCCGGGACATTGTCCGGCAGGTCTTCAAGCGCCGGGAACAGCTCAAGCGCGCCCAGCGCGGCAATCTTTAAACCCAGCACGTCGGCCAGATTCTCATTGATAAGCTCGACTATCCGCTCTGCTATAACTGTTTCGTGTAATCTTGGGGCGGGCATCAGGTATGACCTCCCGCCTGCTGCAGGGCTTCCATCAACCGCGACTGGAACACCAGTTGAATCCTGGGTGTTGCGCCCAATAACGCAGGCCGCAGATAAGGCTGCGCCCTGAACCCGCGCCGTTTGATGGCTCTGGCTATCACGAATGCCAGTCGTTCATCGCCAAGTTTGCGTCGTGCCCATGTTCTCAGATCTCCGGATGGCGGCGGCATAGCGCCCGACCATGGGTTCCGGCCTTCCTCAACGACTGAGGCATAGACCACACCCGAGCCGACCTCGCCGGTTATCTTGTTCCCTGCTTCGGCGACATTCTGCGCGATAGAAACACGCAACAGTCCCCGGAAGACGGGGGTATAGAGCTTGGCATAGCTCTGGACCAGGATAGCCGACTCGCGCATAGCCCGCACGATGGCCGCACGAAGCCGCTGCGGTAATTCCGGCAGCAGCTTTGTAATCCCGCCCTTTTCGTTCAGCGTTATGCGGATCACTTTTTCTCCTCTACAGTGGCTTCCAGATGATGGCCCCAGAAATTCTTTACATCCGTGGCGATAAACACTTCACCGTCCGACTCACGGATTATTTCGTAGTTCGCTTTAAGTTCGGTCGGGTTCAGGAACAGCCTGAACGTGCGTTTGGGTGTTTGGCCCATCACGTTGCGGCTGGACGGTGTTCCGCCGGGGTCGAACCGCGCTTTTATGCCGGTAGCCAGCACTTCATAGTCGTATACAGGCTGCCTGGTGCCTGGGACCATGCTCTGGACCGGCTTGCGGATGGTGATGTTGTCGTTAAGCAGTCGCTTTTCTATCATAGGGTGTATATCCTGAACCGTTTGCCCAATGCCGACCAGGCTCTATCAAGTTCATCGTTCAGCTTTTTAAAGCTCCGTGTCTGTGAGAAATCTCCGATACTCTCGTTGTCTACAAAGGGATTGAATCTGGCTGACAGCGCGGTCTTGGCGACTATCAGCGTGGCCAGCTTATGTACGAGTGGGGGGACTTTTGAATACCCGTGCACGCCTCTAACAGTTATATTGCCTGTTCCGACCGGTGCCACCATGCCTTTAAGCTTTATAGTGCCGGTTTTGCTGTTCAGCGTGTAAGACTCCGGCCTGATGAACGTGTCATCCAGCTGGACCGCGTGTATCTCAAGAACGGGGAAACAATCCAGGAATATGACAGCCGAATTATCCCCATCCAGGGTGTTTACGAACTGCCTGGCCCTGAAGCACATTCCGGACCGCTGATCTATCTCTTCTGAAGCTTCATCTATCCAGTCCGCCAGTACATCGTTTGGCGAGACCTCGCCGCCTGTCATCGCGGACACAGCGGCGGGGGTGGTATATAAAGTCGGGCTGACCTCTATAACCTGCTGGGACAGTAACGACGACAGAGAAGCCATATTAACCGGTCTCCCTGCTGCGCCGGTCGTACTCGGCCAGCTTCTTCTCGAACCTGGCGGTCAGTTCCGCAATAGCGGCCTGATTGGCTTTCTTGATGTCCGCCCGGCATTCAAGCGACAGTTCGCATATTTCGGCGAAGAACTCGAAGGCAGCCAGCGCCTCATTCAGCTTGGCGAAGTTGCCTTTAAGATTCTTGATGAACCGTCCGCGTTTAGCCTCAGCCGGTGTCATAGGTCGCTCGGCCTTGCTGCCGGTGAATACAAGCGCCTTTGGTGACTCGCCAGGCCGGTTGATATGCAGGACCGGATTCTCTCCGAACTGCGCCATGTTACCTCCCGCCGGTGCCGTCACCTGTGCCTGCAGTCTTGGAGGCGCTGGTATCGAGCACTGGAATATTGGTGGTGCCGTCAGTCCAGAAGGTCGTTGTGTCTTCCGCTTCAACCTTGTAGCTGTATGTCTGGCCGTCCACGGGGTAAGGCACATCCAAAGCCGGTCGGCGGTTGGAAACATTCGCGGCGCTGTCTTCGAAACTTACTCGGCCCGAGCCTTTTGCGATAAGCGTGGAGTTGACCTTGACGGCCTGAGCGGGGTCGAATGACGAGCCGGGTGCGCGGAAGATGTTGTAGCCGTTCACATTCGCTTCCGCGACAGCGTCCCAGGACACAGATACCTTGTTCGAAGCCACCTCGGTCGCCAGATTTTGTGGGACCGAAGGAATAAGCTCAACAAACGCCAGATGGGGGTTCTGTGTCATTACCTCGCTGACAAGGCTGGAAGCATTACCCTGGTCGTCCATGCCGAACAGATAATACGTGAAGTCCTTGCCGTTATCCGGGTCCAGCGGTGTCTGGTCCTGGAATGAGGTCGCGGTCGACGGGATAGCCGAGCTTACGGCTGACACTCCCGGCGCTGCCAGGACATTGGCTTTGACAGGGATAGACACCGGTGCGTTGCCGGGTACCCGGTAAAGCTCGTAATGGTCCAGGTCCTGCAGTGTGGCCTGATAACGGATGGCGATTTTATTGCCAGCAGTGAACCCGCCTGCCAACTCGGTCAGAACACCGGTCGAGAGGTCAAGGTTGTAATGCGTGGCCAGGGTTTTAACTGACATGACCACCTGTTTGACCGCCGCACCTGATGCGTGGGGGTAAAACAAGCCGTCCACCAGTGTTATATCTCCTGTCAGCGTGTTGACCGCTTTAACGCCGACATATTCCTCTTTGTTCGACACTCCGTCATCGAGGACTATGCTGGCACCGGCTATGATATCTCCGGGGACTGGCGTGCCAATATTGATTACACGCTGGCCGTGGATAGTGGATGCTGTCAGCGTTTTGACGTTAGAGGAGGCCGACGTGCGTTCATAAACGGTGAATGAGCCTGCCGCGATAGGGTCGAACTGCGTTTCATGCGCCGCGCTGGCGACGCCATCAGCCAGATCAGCTGAGCCGTCAGGGTTTTTAAACAGCTCTCCGCCTGTAAATTCGTTCTTGGTCGGTGCGGTCCAGTTGAGTGTGATGCGTGTTTTACCCTTTGGCGTCGGTCCGTCTATGAACTGGCTGGCCTGGATAAGTCCCAGGACAGCTGGCTCTGCCGACAGAATGTCAGCCGCAAGATTCCCGACCACCTGCTGTGATAACTGCGATTCTAGTATTGCCATTTTAGTTTCTCCTTGTTACGCGGGCCTTAATATCTTCAACCAGGAGCCCGCGCCAAAATACTTTGTTATGTCGTGTGATTTAACCTGAATCTGCGTGAGGTTGAGTCCGACGATGTTGTACGTGGTCAGCATTACATCTTCCATGGTCCAATACCAGGGGACGCCTTTATGCGTTTTTGCGATAAGGCAGGTGTAGTCATTCCCGGACTGATTGTGAATGTATCCCTCTATGAAGGCATGGTCATCCAGCTTGGTTATGACGGGTGCGGCTTCAGCGGCGTTCAGCGTTATAGTCCCGTCGTTGGCGTAAATGCGTCTGCGGCTCTGGTAATTCGTTAGAGTTGTCAGGTTGTTCATTATGAGTTGCGCTTCAAGATCTCCTGCTGTTCCCGACTTATCCCGGATAGAGAGGATGAATCTGTAAAGCTTGTGCGTGTCGAGATCGAGCCCCGTGACGACCGAGAACTGGCTGGCGGTACTGGCCAGTGTTTCCTCGTGGACTTTTATCCATGCCCCGACGCTGGCCGCGATGCTGATTTTGTTGGTTGCGCCGTCCTGCGTCAGTGTGATGTTCGTGCCCGCCTCAAGTTTTACGTCGCCCGCCAGCGGGGCGGCCTCGCCTGATTTTCTCACTCCCGAAACGAAAGTGGATGCTATCGTATTCGCCGCGCCGGAATTATCGGTTAACGTGCCCTTGTTGCCGATGATGCTGTTGCCGTAAACGCCGGAATTCAGCTCGATGTCCCCATGATTGGCTTCCACTAGATTATTAATGCCGTTGGCTTCCAGCAGAATCTTGCCGCCGCCGACCAGTTTATTGCCCACGAAAGAGCCGTTAGGCCCCCTGATATAGAGCGCCATCTGGCCAGCGCCGGTGTAAATTATGTTGGAGCTTACGATGGAATCAAGCGAGGACGCTGAGGAATCGCTGCGCTCCACCAGTAATGCGCCCGCCGCCTGGGAATGGATGATGTTGTTCGTGAAAACAGTGTCCTGTGTCCGCAGTTGAACGAATATCCCTTCCGTGTATGAATTTTTGAAGATATTGTGGTGGATGTTGGTCTTGAAAACCATGCCCACGCTGGCAGTGCTCAGGAAATGGAAATTTGTCCTTTGGTTTCCGTCAAAAACGCAGTGGGCGATCTCCCAACCGTAGGCCGAGCCGTTGGCTAGCCGTGTCATATGCAGCCTTAGCGTGTAGGTGTGTCCCTTGAACCGGCAGCGCAGGATTTTGACATGGTCGATGGTGTTGGTGCCGCCGCCGCTACCGGAAAGCAGCGCCGTGTCCTCGCCCTGCACAGACGTCCAGTCGAAGCCGATATCCAGGAATTCAATGAACTGGGAGGGATTTGGGAACGTGGAACTCACGAACAGGCTGGCGTTGAGCGCTAGGTTGGGCGCTTTAAGAATGGTGGCATCCATCCCCTGCCCCTGGATTCGCGTTCTAAGCTTGACCGTAAGCGCGCCAGTCAGCAGATAGGTGCCTTCCCGCAGGACGACAATGCCGCCATCTGTCCCGATGGTGTTCAATGCGGTCTGAATATTGGTCTGGTCGGTCGCTGCGACGCCGGACGGAGCAGCGACTATAACTTTGACATACCCGCCGCCGCTGGCTGCCGGTGTTGCTGGTTCCCATTGTGAGTTGGCAGAGACATATTTCAGGATCTGTCCGTCTGAGGGTGCCGTTGCAGAAACGGCCTTTGACTGCAACTTGGCAACAGTGGGTCCCGGATAATTACCGCTTAAATCCCCGCTGGCGGAGCCAGTCGGGGTTCTAGCGTTGCTATTTCGTGAATCGTTATCACCAACCGCAATGGGGTTGTTTGCGACTGCGGGTGCGACCGAGAGTTTGGTGATGCCTTTAACAGCATCTGAAGCGTCAGCAGGTCCGGCTGCGCCAGCCGCATTTATTGTGACGTCGCCGGTGCCGTCGGACGGAGTGACCGTTATATTGTTCCCGGCGATTATCTTGGAAACCGAGGTCCGTGCCGTGTTGCTTAACGGAACTGAGATACCGGGATTTGTGGCGGTGTTGCCATCGTCTGTGTATGTGGCAGTCGATTCGCCGGATACAGTTGCTAGGTATTTCTGTCCGCCTGAGGCTGTGGATTTATAAATCTTGTAGTTGGCCGCACCTTTTACGGTCTCCCATTGCAGGATAACCGGCTGCGCGATAGTTGGTTGGGTAACTTGTGCCTCTACAGTAGCCGGGATTTTACCTTCCGTGGTCTCGCCAGCAGCGTTGACCGCCGTTATCTTGTAAAAATATGCGGTGCTGCCCACCAGATTGGCACCGGCTGCACCGCTGCCGAGTGTCGCGGCCAGCGTTCTCGGGGGCCTTAGCAACGCCTGTTGAGTATGCGCGTCCATGGTATCCAGATTGGCGTTCGCGCCCTGCCCCCAGTTAAGGTCGCCGGTATCACGCTTTGAAAATTTCAACTTATCAGTAAATGTTTCTGCCATTGTGCGTTACCTCAAAATCCGAATGGTTCTAGCCCGAATGGGGCCTCGCTCCAGCCCCTTACCGGTGTGCCCCAGGGCCGGGAATTGAAGGGCATGAGATCGAACCCGCCTGCATCCGGTTGGCCGTAAGGTCCGTTGCCGTATAATCCCTCACCCCAGCCTGACTCCTCGACTGCGACCATAGTGTAAAACCTATCAGGACCAGCGTCAGCTTCATGGTCGTCATACTGAAATACCCCGTTGCCCAAGACTTCTTCGTCTGCTATCCGCCTGCCCAGTTCGTTCTTTACGGCTGATTTATACAGCCTGAACCCGCATATCCGCCGGTCGGCGCGTAATCCCTGCGGGTAGTCTGACCAGGTCAACCTGATAAACCCCGGCTCGACAGCCGCCACCCTGAAATTGGGGGGCGGGGGTAGCGGAAATGGATGCGCCACGGGTTATCTCCTTTTTTTGGCTTTCTCGGGCGGTCCTGCCGGTTCCTCGGCTGCCAGTTCGGTGTAGCCGCTCTTGAGCAGCCGGTCCCGTGTTTCCGGCAGTCTGACCGTACAGAGTCCGTCCACGACCTCTACGGTCCCTTCGGCATAGGACGCCTCTATGACCGGGGCGTCCTTTGTGCCGAGCGGCGGGTACAGCTTCTTAAGTCTGAACATTCAGCCCCCTTAGAGAGTCACACCGGCCAGGCGCGACGCTTTTATGTCGTTGGCCAGCACCAGCGTGATATCTTCGAAGATTTCGAACTCGCTGCCCTGCGACGATTTGGGCGGAAGCCGCAGCATCTGCAGGGGGGTAAGCTCGGCCACCCAGACAGCGCTGGTATCCAGGATGAAGATGTCCGTGCAGTTAGAGGCCGTGCCCTGCGTCTGCGCGTCCGATACCCAGATAGACCGGAAGATCGGAATGCCGTTGTAGGTCTGCACCCGGAATCCGCCTTTTACCTCCATCGTGTCCGTAAACCGTTGCTGCGCCTGCAGGAGCGAGTTCAGTTTACGGTTCGCTTTCTTCGACATGATAATCATGCCGGGGATGCCACGGTTGAGGTCGATGGCCGCGTCCATCAGTTCGAGGGTCAACGGCGCACCATTTGCACCGGCTACGGCAACCTGCCCCGCAGGGATAAGCTTCCGGAGGCCGTCAAACTGCTTGGGGTTAGCGGACGAGTCGCCGTTTATGAGCGCGTTCTCTTCGGTGTCGCGCACATTCTGGAGCCCGTTCTCCACTTCCTCGGCTTCGATGTCCAGAAGAGACTTGCCGACCGCCTGTAGTTTCCTTGTTACTTTGCGGCGGTCCAGGATGCTTTTATAGGGGAAGGACTTGGGGATATACTGCCCCTGTGTTTCGGACGGTTCCTCGGTGTCGTTTACGAAGCTCGCACCCGCGCCGCGCGATGTGCGCTGGCTCAACAGCCATGCGGCTCCCGCACCCGGTTTACGCGGCAGATTCACGCGCAACGGGTTGTTTATCTCAATGAGCTCCTGCAGTACCCGGTCCATCACCGGCTGCTGCAGGGTACCGCCCGCACCCGCCATGTCCAGCGCCTTCTTAAGCTGCTCTAAATCATTCATGTCTATATTCCTCCTGACTCGTTTTTGGATTTACTTGTTCTCCCGAAGTGACAATGCCGCGCGCAGTTTCTTGTCCGGCGGCAGGCTGTCAAACTGTTTGCGCATCTCGTCGGCATCAGGCCCGGCCTGAATAAGCCCTTTCCTGGGCGCAGGCAGCGCTTTGAGTGATGCTTCCACCTGGCGCTGGACCGCTATACCTATCAGCTTCTCGACTTCTTCTTTGCTGATTCCGACCGGTACCGGTGTGACCGGCAGCGTTTTAAGGATGGTGTGTATCTGAAGCGACAGGTCTCCGGCTTCTCCACCCAGACTGATGAGCTTCTCAAGCAGCGGGAATACGGATGCCAGGCCGGTATCGGACTTGCAGATCTCGGCGGGCTTCTGGGCCTGCACCTGCGCGACAGTGTCGGCTTTCGGCGGGGCCGCGTCCTGCTTTGCGGCAGGCGTGACAGCGTCCGGCTTTGGCACGGGCGGTTCAGCTGCCGGTGGCTGCGCCAGCGGGGCCTCCGGCTTGGGGTTCTCTGCGGTCGGTGTTTCTGACATTACATTGCCTCCTTCTACTGCGGGTTCTGCGAGTGCCTTCGAGATATACCAGCCGATGGCTTTCGCCTCCGGGTTGGCGGGGACCGATACAAGCGATACCTCGACCAGACTCATGCGGTTGATTACATTCACCATCCGGTCAAGTTCGGGGGAGAACTTGCGTTCCCTGTCCAGGACCTGACCGCGAATGGAAAATTTGTTCAGGATGCCTTCCTTTATCTTCTGGATGATGTCCGGCTCGGTTTTCGAGATGAGCGCGTCTATCAGGAGGCCGTGCTTATCGAACTCGACCTTTGTCACTTTCCCTATCGGCAACTCAAGGTCATGGTTCAAAAGGACGGTGGAGTTCTTCAGCAGGTCGAGTACGGATGCCTGCAGCGCCTCCTCGGTTATGATGTCGCCCTGTAAATCGAAGTCCGTGGTGGCGGCATAGCCGACAATGTGGAACTCACCGGCTTCCTCAGCGAATTTCAGGACCTGAACCGGAAACGTGAAGCCGACTTTCTCTGCGAGTTTCGTTTGTGTTTTCATGGTTATCCAAAACAAAAAAGCGTTGCCGATTCCCGGAACTCCGGAATCAACAACGCTTCGACTCAGTTCGACAGCGCTAGAAAATTATTCTTTCAGACCGTGCATATCCTTTACGAGAACAGTTTCGTGCTTCTTGACGCGCACCAAGTGTCCGTCCTGATAGTGAACTTCAAGCGTGCCGTAGAAACGCGTGCGCCGGAGCTGCTCTAAGAGCTCCGTGAATTTCAATTCCAGTGCGTCCGGCGTTTGCGTTCCTGGCATATACTCAATTCTAATGCATAGACTCGTTATAGTCCATAAAGACGTTTAAACATCTTACGACGCTTTCCTGCACATATCAGAGCTCCACCACTGGCGTTATCGTAAGTTCCGTCCCGTCTGCCGTCTCGGGTTCAAGGTCCTTCTTGAGGTACAGATGCACCGGCTTCAGGGGGAAATTGGAAGCCATGAGCTCTGTTACCCATTCCTGATTGCCGCCAGCACCGCGCATCTGGTTCCTGCGTTTGACGATGTAGACGTTGTATCCCTTGAACACCGACTTCCGTTCGGACGGATAGGAGACTATCCATTTAGCGTCCAGGCCTTTGAGTGCCTTCAGGAAATCCTCCTCTTTGAACCCGAAGTCGAACAGATTGAACTTGTCGGGATATGGCGGGTCGATGTAAAAGAACGTATCGGTGCTGTCGTAATCTTTGAGGACCTGCAGATAGTCCTTGTTGCTGACCGCCACATTCTTTAGCCGCGCCTGAGCGCGCTCTATATTGTTGGGGAAGTCTATCCTGACACCGGCATTGGCTTTATTGAACCCGCCGCCGCGCATCTTGCCGTATGAGGAGCGGGTTAGGTAAAAAGATTTGTAAAACCTGTCCCGGTCGGTTTCCGGCTTCATGGCTTTGAGCCGCTCGTGGGTATCTTTGAGAATCCTCCACTCGCGTTTTGCCAGCGCGTTCCGGTCCTCGACACTGTGGTCACGGATGAATTTGTGCATGAACGCGATCTCGGCGTCTTTATCGTTCAGCGCTTCCTGCGGTGACGGGTCTTTCGCATAAAGCACCGCTGCGCCACCCGCGAACGGCTCGACATAAGTACGATGGTGGGGGATGTAGGACGCTATCTTGTGCGCCAGGTACCGTTTGCCGCCGTATGAGCCGAATGCCTGCCGCACGCCTTTTTCCACAGCCGCTGCCATATCGGCAGGTTCTTCTGCGTCCTGCATCAGGATGGCCAAGGTCTGTTCCTGCAGTGCGTCCTGCATCGTATGCTGAAACCCTCTGCGGGTCATCTCCTGAAGGACGATGACGTGCAGACTTAACAGGTCCTGCGCGTCCCATACCTCCGTGGCATAGCCTATCTGATGCCCGGCCTGCAGCATCGCCCATGCGCGGTGCAGGATGTAATCCATCGACAGTAGCTCTTGGTCCGGGAGATTGGCCGGGTCCGATCTGAACAACTCACCAAAGTCCGCAAGGTCTATTTTTACGAGTTTCATGTTATTTTTCCTCCAATACTGTTACCCACGTGCAGCGGCAATTCGGATGCGCTGGCAGCGTGTCTATCGCTTCTCCTAACGGCAGCACTTTTCCCAACTTCTCACCTGGCGCGGTTTCTGCGAGGTCCGCGCATTCTTTGCAGGCATCCGAGGCGAGCAGCCACTGGACTTTTTCAACACCGGCTTGGTTAAGTGCGTCCAGGTTGCCTGCGTTATACGCCCGGTTCGCCTCGGTCCGGGCTATCACCTCGGCCAGGATGTCCTTCCCGATTACACGGCTGCTGGCTTGCCGGATAACATTCCCTTCGGCATCCAGAATCGGGTTTATCGTAACGGTCTGGCTGCCGACCCATGATTCAATGCGCTGTATGAGTTGCGGGATGGTTTCATTGTCCCTGATGCCTGCTGATAGTTCCTGTCGGAGTCGGTCAGCCATGCCCATCGCCAGATCTTCGGCCAGCGCGGATGACGCGGAACGGATTTTATCTACTGCCTCCGGGCTCAAGTTCTCTACCCCGTCAAGCCCGGCTCGCTGTGCCGATATAGACAGGCCTTTCCGCGCGGCTTCAAGGGAGAACCGTTCTATTGTTTTGGCTATGCCGTCCTTGTCCACCAACTGGAGCATGACTTCCAAATCCGATTCACGCTTGAGGCCGGGCAATCTATCTTTGACGGCGTTGCCGATTTCCCGGAAGATGCCTTTTATCGCATCGACGAACTTGTTTTCGAGAGCAACGATTACGCGGGTCGCATTGGCGATGGTCTCCCTGGGATTGAGCGATTTCTGCATCTCCGGCATCCGGGGTGCGATTATCCGGCGGACTTCATCGGGGGTGAATACGCCGTTCTGGAGGTAAATGTTGAATATCTCCGCCTGTTCTTTTTCGTCTATGGCGCGTTTATTGAACTGGAACGACCAGTCCTGAATGCCGAACCCCTGCCGGATGATATGCTTGGTCAGTTTATCGGCAACCCGCATCTGGAATGGCAGTATAGTCTCTTCATAAAAAGTCTGTGTCTGATGGTCGCCCGAGCCAGCGCCGATATTCCCGGTCTCGATAATCGACACTTTGCTGGGGGGAACGCCATAGACCGCGAGAATCTCGTTCCTGGTGAATTCACGTAGTTCCAGGAATTCCATGTCCTTCTGCGCGACCGATATCTGTTTGAACTCGATGTCGCCTTCGAGTACCAGGTCTGAATGAGCCATATCCGGGTTCTTTACCCGTTCGGCCATATAGTCGCGGTTTCGCTCGACCTGCTCGGGTGATGCATCCTTCATGATGAACGCGCCCCGTACTTTTGCCCCGTTCAGGAAAAACGCGCGGTTGTATATCTGTGAGTATTTGTCGACCGTGATCGGCAACACCAGTGAGGCCAGCGGCGAGAGTCCATAGAGTGTCGCGCCTTTACTGCCCAGCTTCAAATGGATTACCTCACGCGGCTCAAAGGTTACTTTTCCGCTCTGGCTGCGCGGCATCTGAACATATCCCGCTATCTCGCCGTGCTCGTCCGCTATCACACGCATTGAGGTGGGGTCCAGATTCCATAACTCCCGTGGCTTGCCGTCCGCGCCATAGACCACCTCAAGGAAAGCGTTCCCGAACACATAAATATCGCGGGCAATATCGTCCAGGATTTCAAGCAGCGTGTCATTGGGGTTGCAGTTGGCGAAGAAGCTCTGTAGCGTCTCGGCGTTCCGTTGGTCCGCGTTGGTCTTTGAGGGAGATAATGAATACCCTCTCGCGGTAACTGCTTTGCAGATAACGCCGACCACGGCCCGTACCCAGGAGGTCTGTTCGAACATTTGATTGAAAATCTCGAAGTCGATGTCCGGCGACACGCCTTCGTTCGCAGCGGTAGAGGTTCCGATGTATGAGATTACCTGCTTGGAGGATTTTTGGACCTCCGCCTGTATCAGATCGCCGAATAGACTTTTAACTATCTTTTCTTTTAGGCTCATAAATCGCTCGCGAAAGTGATCCGTGGTTCCGTGCGCTGCATCTCTATGCCCTGGATGGCCAGCCAGAGTGCATCTAGCATGTCATCACTGCCATTGGGAAAGTGCAGAAGTTCCTCTTCTAGATTGGTCAGCCAGGACAGCCCGCACGGTTTAGGCAGCCGGATAGCGCCGTTCTCGAACAGGGGAGCAAGGCCGCGAATCTTGGCCTGCTTGTCCTCTGTCGCCACTATGGTCCGTAAAGGCATACGCCGCGTTTCTTCGTCCGTTCTCAGGGACTCCGCAAACGCCGCCTGATAGCCGTTTGACTCGACCGTTATAATGCGCGGGTGGTGCATGTGATAGACCCGCTTCGCCGCTTTCAGCTGTTCGTTAAATGGAATCCGGTCGCGGTAGGCATCAATAACGTAAACAGTCCCGGCTTTGTCCTTGCCTATGACGCAGTAAGCATACCGGGAGCTTCCCTCGCGCCTTGAGATGGCCAGGTCTATCCCTGCGAAGATCGAAAGGTCGGCAGGCAGTTGGTCATATCTGCCGGAGTCAATCCATGCGGCTTTGAAGTCGGAGCCTTCCTGCCCGCTCGGGTCATTGAGGTAGAGGCAGTTGTATGCTGTGGTGCCGAGCTGGGCTTTAAGCTTTGCCAGCTTGTAGGGGCTGAATTTCTCGGGGAATAGAATCTGCTGCTTGCCGGATTCGTCAACGTGCTCTGCCGCCAGGTCTATAATCTTCCAGTTTGAAAAACCGGGGGTATTCTTTATGAAGCCAGCGATATCCTCGGTGTGCCAGCGCGTCATTACCACGATTATCTGCCCGCCGTCATCCAGCCGGGGAAGCAGGTCCTTCTGGAACCAGGTTATGACTTTCTGCCGCTGGCTGGGGGTCTGGGTATTCCTGTTGGAGCAGGGGTCATCGATTATTACCAGGTCCGGATGCTGACTGACCACGGTTCCAAGAACCGAGGCCACCGCGATAGATGGTTCCTTTTTTATCTCGGTCCGGGGTATCTGTATGCGGTCCTCTGTCCAGGTGTCAGCCGTCAGGTCCCAGTGGCCGTATAGATCGCGGAAGCGCTCATTCTGCGTGATGTGGCCCTTGATTTCCCGCAGGAAGCCCTTGGCGTTATCCAAAACCTCGTTTACCAGCAGAATCCGCTTGTTGTTTTCTTCGGTCAGCCGGAACAACGGATAGGTTATGGTGCAGGCGCTGGTTTTGAAGTGGCCGACCGGTGCCAGGAGCAGGATTGCCTTCTCCCGCAGCAGAATATCGAACCAGGACAGGTGAAGAGCCGTTAACTGGTTGTAGCCCAGCACCTCTTTTGCGAAAAAATACAGGTCTTCAAGCCGTTGTTCATGCGTTTTCATGGCCTAAAACCTCCGTGCGAAGAAAATGGCCGTTTGTGCGAAAAATGAATAGTCCGTTTTTCATAGAGCAGTTTCGTACAAAAAAATTATGTGTGTGTCCCTTTGGAATGTGCGAAATAAATCCATGGGGGGAGCATGCGCGGTTCGGCCCTGAATTTTTACGCAAATTTTCCGGGCCACGTTCCGGCGCGTTCCCACGACGAGGATTCATGCGACATAATGTTGCATTATGTCCACTGAATACGGCGTTATTTCGCGTCATTCGGCTCCTTCTTCTGCCCGCCGGGCTCAGTCTGCGCCTCGATAGCCTCGGGCGCGTCAGATTGTTGGACGGCCTCGCCGCCCAGGCTTTCAGCAGCAGCTTTTTCTCCTGCTGACTTATCGTGAAGGAATTGTCGGACAGTGATGCGCAGTTCCTCTGACTTCTCAATGACTCTATCCGGTACGGCGTTCTTTCCCGTGAGCATTCCAAACTGCGCCTGACGGTCAAACAGTTCGCCCAGGACAGTGGTAAGGTCGCGGACGGAGGTGTCTGACAGTTTGCGCTTGATTTCTTTGAGCACCAGGAAGATGATGTCCCAGGCCTCGCGTGTGAGGCGGGATTGTATCCTTGCGGCTGTGGGGCTTGGGCCTTGTTTGTCGGGCATGAACCGGGCCGCGTTATCAAGCCAGTATTTGACGGTCGATTTCTCGACACCGATCTCGCGCGCGATAGCGCTGAGCCGCGCGCCGCCTTCAAATTTGGTGATGGCGTTCTGGATGGTCTCATTTGAATGTTTCTGTGGTCCCTTGCGTTTCATTGTTTAAACAGTCCTCCCAGTCGCGCTTAAGTTCCTTGCGGTATCTTCGCTGCCATTCGCGCTGATAAATCCTTCCAGACTCTCTGCGCCAGTTGCGTCGGCATTTCGCGTGTACCCGCTGGTTCGCGTAGGTCGGCGTGAATACTTCGTGGCAGTATTTGCAGGTCTTGTTTTTATACATTGTCGTCGCTTTCCTCCTGAAAGTCCATAAAGCCGTTTAAACTGCTTATGCGCGCTTATACGGCGGTTTGCATACTCTGCCGCCGATAATCTTCTTGATAAGATGGATGTTTCTCAGCGCTGTGAAATCCCGCTTGTGCCAATCGAGTAGGGCGAGTTCTTCAAGCAGATAATCCACCAGGCCAGGATGCTGTTCCTGTGCGGGTTTCAGGGAAGTCGGGTCGGCAATAACAAGAACCCGCTCGCCTTGAGTCCAGGGCAGCGCCATAGCCGCCCAGCCGGTCCGTGTAATCCTATCGCGCATATAGGCGGTCAGCATTGTTCCGCCTTTACGTCCAGCACTTCCGAGCTTCCGTCCGCTTTATGAACGCGGTAAACACCGGCGCGCAGATGTTCCCAGACCTCTGCCTTGGGCCAGACCGAGAAGGTCTTGTTGCGCCTGACCGCGACTGCGCCGGACGTGACCTGGATAAAGCGCACTTCGTTCGGCTGTTTGATAGCGACAATATCAAACGCGCCGAACAGATCACGCGCGCAGAATACTATGCCCCGGCCCGGTATCCAGCCCGGCTTGCCGAAGCTTCGCTCTACCAGATACCCTTGCCCTTTGAGATAGTCCGCCACTTTTTTCTCATGTACGTTGCCCTTGGACCGGTTGTTCATAGTTCCTCCCTCAAAAAAGTGCTGGAAATATATGACTTGTGCCGATTGTGCCATACCGTCTGTATAACCCCGTCACACGCGCGTGTAACGCGCGCGCGTAACGGCTCGATGTAGACGGCCCGGCACATCTGGCACAATGCTGGAAAAACAAGCACTTTTTTCATAGCAGGACCTCCTGCACTTCAGTGCCTTTAAGGGCCAGACCCCGGAATCCTTTGCGCTGACTGCTGCGCCAGCGCTGGAATCCGCGCTTGGTCAGGTCCTCGGACAGTTTTTTCATGGAGCCCGTGTACTCGCCCCATTTCTCCGCCCATGTCTTCCAGGATTGATAAAGCTCGTCCATCGTAACCACCGCGCCGGGGTTCTTCTCGCAGGTTTCATCAAGCCACCTGCCCAGCGCGTCCTCTGAGTCCAGGTATTCTTCGGTTGCGGACACAACGCAGGCCGGAGGTTTAAGGCCTATCCGCTGCCATTCCATGCAGCCCTCAAGTGCCCAGCGCAGTATGCCGTCCCGCTCCTTGAGCAGCCGCTCCTGGAGCAGTTGATCGCGTTTAGCGGGGGGAATAGTAACCGTGAACGGCACCAGGTGAAGCCGCCGCTTCATCGCCTCGTCAACCTCGCGGATTGAAGGCTTGTTGTTCCCGGCGATTATAAGCTTGAATTGCGGTTTGTAATCGAAGAAGTCCTGTCGCATGAACCGGGCGCAGATCTTGTCCCCGCCGGTCAGCGCCTTTATCTTCGCCTCTGCCCAGCGCCTGCCTTTTTCAACTTCTATCGAGGTGACCAGCCGCGCGCCCCGCAACCCGGCCAGATCGGTCGGGTGCCGGTCGGTTTTCGTCTGCATGAAGGTGTCCATGGGCGCGCTGGCCGCATAATCGCCCATGACGGCTGACAGCGTGTTCACAAATACGCTCTTGCCGTTCGCCCCCGTGCCATATAAGAAAAACAGCGCGTGCTCCGACGTAATGCCGGTCAAGCTGTATCCTGCCATGCGTGCCAGATAATGCTGCAGTTCCAGGTCGCCATTCGTTATATCGTTCAGAAAGCCCAGCCAGCGGACCGGCTTCTCGTGCTCTGGACCGAGATTGGCGGTGGCGCATTTCGTCATGTACTCCAGCCGGTTGTGTGCGCCGCTCCTGCCGGAACGTAAATCAATGCACCCGCCCGGCGTGTTTAGCAGCATGATGTCCGAATCCCACTGGTCGGTAGTGGCGGCGTGGCTCCTGTCAGCGCGGGCCAGCCGTTCAACGGCGGCCACCGTATTTGCGCTGGCGATTTTGGCGGCTATCTTGGCCTTGGTGCAGCGTGCGGCAGCCTCCCGGCATATAAGCCGCGCCAAATCGAATGCCCTGAGCGTATTCTCCCTGCGCCAGCAATCTCCGGCCCAGTGCAGCCAGTGTCCCCAGGCCGCGACATAACGCCAGTCCTCAGCATGTCGCTCGGTAAAATCAAGAGCGAGGGCATCGTCCGTGAAACCGGGTGGACGGATGTCTTCTTCCTGGTCGGGAGGGGGTGGAGGTGCGGTGCTTGGCTCCGGTTCAGGTGCGTAACTGGAGATGCTTCTGGCGATGGTCTCTACTTCCGGGTCCGGGAGCGGCGGTGTGCAGCGCTTCGTGTTGACGACCCTGAGCGCGGCGGCGATCTCGTCGCACTGCATATTACGCCTGCGCATGGTACCAGCTATACTCGCCAGCGTGGAGTTGCGAAGCCCTTCGGGTATCATCTCGCCGTCCGTTACGGCTGGTGTGGTGCGTGGAGCGCTGGTTTTTGTCATCAGCGCGGTAATAGTATCCGGCAGTACAGCCAAATGTGCCTCGGCCTCTATCCACTCATATGGCTTACCGTCTATCACGGACCCTGGCGCGACAACATAGCCGCCGTCCGCTTTTATATCTATGCCGGACAGCAGGCCGTTCCGACAACGCAGCGGTCCTTTGGCTGTGTAATAGAAATGCCAGCCGCCGGACGGAGTCGTCGCTGTGAGGGTGGTTCCCATGCCTTCAAGCGTTTGGAACGATTCCAGGCCTTTGGCTTCTTTTTTGACGTCGACATCTACAACGACAATGCCGGAAATTTCGCCCGTGGCGATGCCGATATTGGCCTCGGGGTTATCCGTCCACCACTTTTTGACCAAGAAGACAGACTTGGTCGCGTCCTTAAAGCCGTTTTTTGTAAGTGGGCGTTTGGTGTTGGGTACGATGGGGAAAACGGCCCAGCCCAGCTCTACATAAGCCAAAGCGCGGTCAAGCATCATTCGGGCCTCCTTGCCTGTGCCAGCGCGCTCTGAATGCGCGCCTTATTAAAGGTGTGCGCCAGGATGCAGGAGGCATCGTAGCGGGTAAGTGCAAGATTCTTGTAATTGTCCGGTAGGTAAATCAGCTGCTTATCCGTGGGTGCCTGATGCAGCCACCGGCGCGATTTATGTGCCGCGTCCTCGGTTTCATTTACGCAGAGCCAGTCGTCCGCAGAGGCCAGGCAGGTCGTCTTGTTGCCGACATAAAGCACATGGGCCGGGACGCCCTTTGCGCCACCCACAGCGAGCCAGCGGTCTTTATCCAGGAATATCCCGCCCCAAGCGTTGAAGCCTGTCGCCATTATGATGGAGCCGTCCTTGGTAAGATGTGACCACTTGAACGGCGAGCGGTTGATGAGGTCTATCTCCGTCATCTCGAAATCTTCGAGATCGCGTGTAACCTTGATGGAGGCGAACTCATGTCCGCAAAACGGGCACTCACGTGCCGCTATGGGCACTTCTGCGTGACACTTCGGGCATTTCTTTACAGGCGCTTCGCCCTGCCCTTCACGGTCTCCGGCTTCAAGTTTTACGGTTTGTTCCAGCGAACCGTGCAGTAAAGCCGAAGTCCCAAAGTCCAGGACGACGCAATCTGTCTTGATAAGGCCGGGATAAAGGTCCGGTTCTATCTTCCGTAACCCCCTGCCTATCATCTGGATCATCGTGGACTTATGTGAACATGGCCTGAGCAGCACCACACACGAAACTGGCGGGCAGTCCCAGCCTTCAGTCGCCACTGCGACATTAACGAGGACCTGTGTTTCCCGCGTATCCAGCCGTTTGAATATCGCCGCGCGCTCTTCGTCCGGCGTATCTGCCGAGACCAACTCGGCTTTTACGCCTGCAGCAAGGAAGGCATCGGTTATGTGTGAGGCATGCGCTACGGTAGAGCAGAAGACCACGGTGCTTCGTTTGCCCGCTTTCTCCTGCCAGTGGCGTAGAATCTCGTCGTTTATCGGCCTGCGGTCGAGGATGCTCGCCACTTCCGACATATCGTATTCATCGGCTACGCGTTTGACCTTCTTAAGGTCCTCCTGTACGCCGATGTCTATGACGAAGGTCCGGGGCGGAACCAACTGGCCGGACGCTATCATCTCGCTCAGGGTTATCTGGTCCGCGCAGTTGTCGAAAATATTCCGCAGGGTCTTGCCGTCGCCCCTGTTCGGCGTTGCTGTTACACCGTAGATCATCAGGTCTGGGTTCCGCGTCTTGGCGGCTTCGATAATCCGCAGATAAGTCTCTGCCCTGGCGTGATGCGCTTCATCTATTACGAGCAGGTCCAAGGGTGGCATCTGGTCCAGGTTGCGCTTCCGGGCCAGCGTCTGTACCATGGCGAACACCGTCTTGCCTGACCAGGCCTTCTCCCCGGCATTCACTATCGAGACCGGCATGCCGGGGTTCAGCTTCAGGAACTTTGATACGTTCTGCGACGTTATCTCATCGCGATGCGCCAGGATACAGGCCTTCGCGCCGTGTGGTGCCAACACACGGCCAACCACGGCTGCGAGCATTATGGTCTTGCCCGAGCCTGTGGGTGCGACGCCCAGTGTATTGCCACGGTCCTGTAACGCTGTCACACTGCGGTCGACGAAAGTCTTTTGCCGGTCTCGGAGTATCATGTTGGCCTTAGAAGCGCATCTTGCTTTCTGCGCCCGCCGCAGGTTTAGCCGGAGCTGCCGCCGCCGGAGCCTTGTTCTCATCTTCGACATAGAACTTGGCTATCTTGTTCTTCTGTTTGCCTTCCCATGCGTCTACCGTCACATGTGCGCGGCAGTATTTATGCAGGTACTCGTCCGTATCGAAGTCCAACTGCCCGTCGAAAGACAGTCCCAGCGCGTGGTTCACCCTGAGCCACATGCCGTGGCCTGGTTCGCCTTTGGGGATGAACGTGACCGTATGCCAGCACTTCCCTGCGGAATTGCCGTCCGGGGTCATTATCTCGAAGAGTAGGTCCACCTTCTGGCGGTTGGACTCGCGCGTAGTGCCGTCGCGCTTCTCCACGACCTCGATGATGTAATCGCCCTCCGGTGCGATGGGGAAACCCGCGCTTTCCTGCGATCCGTCTGCGTTTATCTGGACTCTCATTTTTTGCCTCCTGTGGCTTTGGTTACCGGTTCCGATTTGAATACCGCCTCAAACGCCGAGTAGGGGTTCTCGCGGGGGAGTTGCAGGGTCTTGTCGTTCAGCTCGTCTATACGCGAGCCCCACATCCCGAGCGGTCCGCCCTGGAATGTGACGAAGTAGGCTGTGCCGCTGCCCAAGGGCTTTTTGTAGGCATAGCCGATCATGTCCGCCTGCGCGGCTATGTAGGAGCCCGCTTTACCAGGGACATTGAGACCGGCGGGGGAAACCAGGTTCCCTGCGGCGTCCAGCTTGGCCTCGCGGCAGTGTGCGATGAGAATGATGAGTTTCTTGGACGCCTTCAGGTATGCGACAAGGCCTTCTACGCGGGTGCGGTACTCACCCCACAGCTCGAAACCGTCCACGCCTGCCTTGCGCTCGGTTATGGATTCCAGACCTCTGGCCTTGGCAACCTCGTCCTCCATCCAGTTCGATAACACGTCCAGGCTGTCAATCACGACAACCTTGATGGACGGGTCCTTCAGCGCGGCTTTGAGCGCCTCTTTGAACTCCACGACGTTTGTGAGGTCATGAATGCGCCCGCTTATCCGGTCACCGCCGCCCGGTTCCAGTTCCAGCACATACGAGCCTGGGAAACTGGCCGAGAAGGTCGTTTTACCTGATTTGGGCTGCCCCACTACGACCATGAGCCCTTCCGAGGGCTGTCCGCTCTTTAACTTCGCTCTTGGCGGCACCAGCTGCGGGACCGCCGTGTTCGCTTTTTGTTCGGTCATCGTAATACCTCCAGTAGTTTTTGAATTCAGCGACTACCACAAAATAAAATGACTCTGCGCCAGCGCTTCCTTGAGGGTTTTAGCCGCAAGAAATGCCCGGAGAGACATGGACAGGTCGGCCAGTTCCTTTACCTCGAACTCGATGGGGAGTTTTTTGCCGAACCGGACGATGATGGCTTCCTCGCAGGGAACGCCGAACGTCTCAAGAAAGGCCTGGGCATAGGCCGCAACCTGCAGGGCGTACTCGTTATAGATGCCGGAGCTCGTCTTCCAGTCGAGGATGACGAATTTGCCGTTACGCCAGCCCAGCGCGTCCAGACTGCCGCCATAACCGTGGATGCAAGAGGCGACTTTGGTGTCGCCCATAACGAGCTGTATGCCGGAGGCTTTCCACCAGTCTTTGAAGGCCCGAACCGGCCCGGCAATCTGCTCCGGGATAGTTTCCGGTTCCTTGCCGTGCACGATGAGGTCAATAAAAGCGTGCGCCTGACTGCCGAGATCCGCTGCTTCATCCTTTAATTGGTCGGGACGCCGTTTGGCGTCCTCGAGTACGGACTGAATCCAGTCCTTGTCGAGGACAAGCCTTGCAGACTGACGACCGTCCAGGCGCTTTAATAAAGCGTTTTCCACCATGCCGAGGGCTTCACGCTTGGCCCAGGGCACTAGAGCGGGTTTGCTGATGACCGACAGCATCCCCGTCACACCCGGATAACGGGTGGTCTTGCCATCAAGAGTTACGTCGTACAGGTGCGATTTCCCTGCGACGACTAAATCGACCGCGTATTTAGCGGTTAAGGAATTAATCTTTTCCATTTTCAGGTTTCTCCTTTATAGGTAGGCGTTGAACTGTGAAGGCGTCTTCTTTCATGTTCCGCAGGAGCAGGCCGGTGAAAACCTCGGCAATATGCTCACCGACTGGGCTGGACACATCGATTATTGCGGTGTCGTCGGTGACGCAGTATCGCCCGTGTAGCCTTACCTTTGCCTTGCTGAACACGCATTCCGTGGTCAGGATGGCCAAAAGCATGCGTTCTTCAAGCGCTTCTTTTGTGATGGGCTGGTTGAAACTGAACTTGCATATCTCGGCCATGTTTTTTCCTCCTGAGCGTAGATACAGCTTTTTTTTGAAACTCCACACTGTGTTTTTACGGGAGATAATCGCGTAGCCCCTGTTTTTCAAAAACAGTCCTTATACGCTTTATCTCCTTATAGATCGCGCTTTCCGATAACTGCATGAATTCGCTGGCTTCGTTGACGCTTAACCCTTCCTCGCGCAAGAGGCGGCAAAGCTTCTGCTGCCTCTCCGACAGATCGGGGATGATGCTGTGCAAGGTCATCCAGAGGTCAAAGGCCGGAAGAGGGTCTGGGGCGGGTAGAAGGTCGATAAGCTCAGACAAGCCTTCCTCGTCATCTACTGGCTGGTTCAAGGAAACTGTGTTCTCGGCGATTACCCGTTTATCTGATAGGAGACTTTCTTTAAGGTTAAGTAGGTGGTTTCGGACGACAGTTGCCATGAACGTAGAAAGGGAGGCATCCCTTTTTTCGTCATATGCGGGTTTTGCTGTCCACCACTTAACCAGGCAGGCCTGCAGGAGATCATCGAAGTCCTCGCGCTCGAGGCAGGGCCACTGCCTTCGGATCTCGTTTATCACGTTCTTTACAACACCGATTTCCAGGTCCGTGAAGAGCCCGGTGTACTCCAGTTTTTTGTTTGCTAGTTCGGTCATGAGACACCTCCGCTTTATTTTTCGGTGTCTCGGACCTAACCCCAACAACATGGTACGCCTTAAAACGCCCCGACAAAATCACGGAGGGCTCCGTGATTATGGGGCTTTACGACGAGGGAACAGCTTTGCCGGGTTCGCGCTGTGAATGTGGGCTAAATGGCGTTTTACCAATGAAAATTTGACATTTGGAATGTAATCGTGATAGAATGGTACTGTCGATGTATCCGGGCAACCTGTAGGTGAAAACCTCAGGGCGAACATCGTACGACGTAAATCAGAAAAGAGGTGCTCGCTCGAAAGGAGAAAACGTATGTCTACCCAGACAACTCAGCGGGAGTATCGCGTCCGCGTCAGTCCAGCCCACATCCGTACAATAAAGGACCCTAACAACGAATCGATAGGCATTATGCACGCCTATGTTCGGTTGGTGGATTTCCAACATAACGGGGTCCTGCCAGACAAAATAAATCCAAGGGCACATGAAAAATTAACCGGTCGAGTTCCAGAGGCCATAACCGGCTCAGTGGAAAGCCGACCGGAGATCTTTCATTTGCTGAACCGAGGCCTTCTCTTAATAGCGCAGAAAGCCTGGTACGACAATAAGACGGAAACGCTTCACGTGCAGATAGAATCGGAGGATAAGGGCGGCCTAGCCGATGGCGCAACCACCGACAGAGTGCTCGCACAAATTAAGCGTGCCGTATCTGCGGCGGATTTTCAGACCCTTCAGGAGTCCGAGATTCCGGCGCATCTTAAAAAGGTCTATTTCCATTTGGAGATAATATCTGGTGACACCCAGGATATATTGCTTCAGATGACCGATGCCCGAAATACGAGCGTGCAAGTGCAGGCCTTTGCGCTCGAAAACCTCGGCGGCGGCTTTGAATGGCTGAAAGAAGTCCTTGAGGACTCCGTCTTTAAGGGCAAAATTCGCTATCGGGAAAACGATACTCAGCCCATTGACGTCAGGAGAATCCTGAGTTTATTGATGATGTTCCACCCGAAATGGGAAAAGGATGAAAGAGAACCCATTATCGCCTATGCTTCTAAGGGCTTTGTCCTGGAACATTATCGTAAGCCTGAGTGGAAGGAAGGTTTCCAGGCATTGCGCCCGGTCGTGCTGGATATTTTGAAGCTCTATGACCATATCCACGTTAACTTCCCCGAACAGTACGAGAAGGCCAGGAAGTTTTACAAGGACTCCGGTGCCAAGCTCGGAGCAAGGAAAGAGGTCACCTATAAAGCCGGTAAGAAGCATCGGCTAGAGCTTACTGGCCAAGAAACGAACTACTTTATCCCGGATGGATGGCTATACCCGCTCCTGGCGTCGTTTAGGGTATTCCTGAAATGGCCTTCTAACGGGAAAGGGGACGTCTCTTGGAAAATTGACCCCTTCGCGTTTTACGATCATTCCGGCCATGAAGCAGTTCAGGATATCGTAGAACAGTCCGAATCCCTCGGACGTAACGCCAACGCCACCGGCAAAAGCCGGTCTGTCTGGACCATGTTGCGCCGTTGGAGCGAGCACGCTTCAATGCGGCAGCAGGCCGAAAAATTAGGACAGAAGTAAGTCTAAACGCTGGGGGAGGGGGTTTCCCTTCCCCCAGCTGTTTCTTTATTTATTTCCGGGGGGAAATATGACAAAACATCGATCGTTTAAATTGGATAAATTCCTCAGAGCCGTAGATCCTGGCCTCAGAAAGAAGTTTTTTGAAAACAATAAGGTTACCGTTCCGGAGACGGTGAACTTTGAAGATGACAGCCTGGACAAGTTCTGGGAAACTATTCCGGAAGACGTGAGGGTGGAAATCGAAGAGCGGCTCCAATGCGTGAATGATACTGCCGATCATGCCCGCGAATGTCTGGAGCAGGCCTGCCGGGAGTATAAGATCGAAAAGCAAGAGGATGAAACCCCTGAGACTACCGCCATGCGGGTCTATTTACACGGAGAGGCGGCTTTTGCCCTGGCCTACGATGCCTACCTCTATTACATCCTCTCTGAAAAAATGAGCCACCATAAGTTCCAGAAAACTGCGCCAGACTTTAGTGACGGACAATTCCCGGAGTTTCAGGCGGCAGTAGAGGCGCATTTTAAAGCGTTTGGGAAAAGCGGGCACTGCAACATCCGCCATCGGATCGATGGCGACAAGCATATCGTCCTAATCGCCCATGGGGATTTTGTAAAAACCCATCTTGTATTCGACGAAGATAAAGCGAAAACCCGAATTAGATCCTTTCGCCCAGCGAAAGAGGATATGCTGGTTTTTAATAAGACCAATAATGTCCTAAGCATGAGCTTGAGCGGGCGTAGCGACGACGACAAGAAAAAGTATCTTGAAATGGTCGGTAAGGCCTTCCTCGGGCTTACGGCGATAGATGAATCGACGGTAAGTAGCTCCCTGGTTGATATAGAGCCGATTAAAAAACGCACGTTCGATTTCAATGGGAACGAGCAGGTGGAATCCGTGAAGCTGCTTGAGGTCAGTGCGAAGACCGGTGATGGCGTCATGCGGATAATAGTGAAGTCAAACGACCTCGCCAAGGTGACTTCGCATGGTATCGGGCCGGATGGCGGTGCGCAGTTTCTGTCCGTCAAGCTGAAGTTTACGATCAGGCGTGAGGGCTTAAAAAGCAAAAGCTTCGTGGTGGAGATAAAGCCGCCCGAGAACAGCAAGATCCCGCAGAAAAAAGAACGGCAGATTATCGAGAAGTACCTGCGGGAGCAGAAGGTGCTGCTTGAATAACAAATTACTCGCTTACTTGCTCCAGCAGTGTGAACGCTCGCCCAATGCGAAGTTCTACGAGAGCGATTTACGTCGTATTTCCTCGTCAGATTTCTTGTCGCTAAAGAAACTGAAGTGCCTTTCTTTTGATCAGTACGACTTCGAGGATGAGAATTATGTCGATAAGCAAGGAGGTGAACGTTTTGTCCGCAAGGTGAATGGTCGTTGGCTTGCTACATCAACCGAGGATTCTGGGATATCGCCCATATATCTCAACGAGGCGGACCTTAACCGGTATATATTCAACATTATGCCGCTTCTGGCCGGGATTAAGACTGAAAATAGTCTTGCGAGGTCCATCGATGCTGTTACGCCTAGGGTCTGGTTTGTCGGAGTAGCGCAGGTCCTGCAAAACACTGTCGGGGTGTTTTTAGCCTTTATTTCTGATGACGAACAAGGAGAGGCCGAACTGTTGGGGCTGCGGGCCAAAATCGGCAAGGTGGACGACATCCTGGTCCTCTGTCCAACCTATGCGCCGAAGGCGCAGGAGTTATTGAATAAGTTTGCGGGCATACGTCTCACCTGCTTGACCTTTAAAGAGGCGTTCAGTAAAAATAATTACGGGATTAATTTCAGTAAGGTCCGGCTCGTGCAGGCTTCAGAACAACAAGTGCAGAGACTGACGCCCCAGCAGACTGAGGATTACACGAAGTATGCATACCTGTGTCAGGACAGGGTGCATATTCCTGGTACAGCATCGTTAAAGCGAAGCAACGATATCGATATTAACGGGCAGAAGATCAAAATGCCTGATGGGGCATTTCGGGTCTTCATCGAATTGCTCGTTCAGCTGAAGAAAGGAAAAGGCGGATGGCTGACCATGGCGCGGAATGAAGGGGAATATCAGATATTTGGCCGAGTCCGGGAGCCGTTGACGGGAAGCCTGTTGGGGAAAAAGGATGGGAAAACGATTATTGAAAGCAACGGCTCAAAAGGTTATAGGATTTCGACACATCCTGATTTTGTTACCTATAACCTTACAAATTTAAAGAAGCATGCCGATCCGCTTGTCCAGGGGTTTGCCAAAAAGCTGCCTAAAGCATAAGAAAGTAGACCTTTTCCATTTTGCGCTGTATATACGCATTATGGAAACACAAAATACACCTGCGGTAAATTCAAAAAATACTTCTCCGGAAGAACGCTTGGATGCCTTGGCGAATGTTTTAGCCGAAGGCATAGCTTATCTGGGTGAGCGAGGCCTTCTGGACTTCGCTCTGGCCCCGTCTTCGGACTTGCCCATACCGCCCAAAGAAGCTATCAATCCCAATGTGACAGAAAGGCCTTGATTGTTGCGGGGAAACCCCCTATCATTCAATGACAAGGAGCTTGTATGCCCGAAGAAGCCGATTCTTCAAGTGACTCGAAAGCGAAGCGAATTGCGATTTACTGCCGGAAGTCTAACGACGAGAATCTTACAAATAACGTCACCTCCATCGACAGCCAGAAAATGTGCTGCCGAAGCTATATCGACATTCAAAAAGCGAAGCATTGGGAGGAATACCCCGAAGTTTTTGATGATCCGGCGGAATCCGGTAAGAGCCTAAAGCGTCCGGCAATGCAACGCCTTCTGAAGTGCGTTCAGGAAAAGAAAATTGACGGCGTGATAGTGTATAAGTTGGACCGACTAACTCGGAATAGCCGGGACTTCCATTATCTGCTGGAGCTCTTTGAAAGGCAAAATGTCGCCTTCGTCTCCGCGACGGAATCCATTGATACAAAGAGCCCGCAGGGTAGGCTCATGACCGCTATTATGGTTCAGTTTGCCCAATACGACCGTGAGCTCGACCAGGAAAGATCACGCGATTTTCACCTTTCAAGGGCTCGTAAAGGCCTCTGGACGGGCGGACTGGCCCCCTTGGGCTATGACCTCAAGGATAAAATGCTGGTCATCAATCCGGAAGAAGCCGAACTAGTGAATCGGGTTTTTAACTTATATGTTGAATACCGGTCTACGATAAGGGTTGCCCAGGAACTGAATCAGCTCGGATTCCGGCGTAAGGTGTATAAGAAAATTGAGGGGAACAAAAAGGCATATGGGGGCAAAGCCTTCGATATGGACAGTGTTCTCCGAATCCTACAGCGTAAGGTATATATCGGAACTGTTCGGAATACGCGCACCGAACAGGAATTTCAGGGGAAGCATGAGCCCATCGTGGACATGGCTCTATTTGAGCAGGTCCAAAAGCTGATCGTCGAACATAACCATAGGGGCGGCGAAGTACACTATAACGCCAATAAACACGGATTTCTATTCAAAGGTCTGGTCGGCTGTGGGGAGTGTGGGAGCGCCATTGTGCCCACTTACCGGAAGAAGAAGGGCAAGACATACCTATATTATAAGTGCCTCGCTCAATCCAAGGGCCTGCCCAATAAATGCGCGATTACGCCACTCGGGGCGCGAAAGTTCGAATCCTTCGTGGTTGAAAATATCGCGGCCATCGGGTGGGATAGACCGTTTCTGGAGAAGATAACGCTCTTGGCACAAAAAAAGGCCAAGGAGAATGTAGGCCCTCTGGAAAAAGAGCATCAGATCCTTGAAGGACGGCTCAAGAACATTAAACGGGAATTGCGCCGTTTGGTGGACTTGGTCAAGGTCGGGAGCGCATCCGGGGAAGTGGCAGAGGAGATTCAGCGTCTTGAAGAGACCAAAAAAGGCCTAATAGGGCGAATGTCGGCTATCGAAGTCCTGACCGCCCATAACAAGAAGGTCGTATATGACGTTGATGCGATTCAGGGGACGCTTCAGCGCTTCGCCATGTTCATCAACAGGCTGCCGGTGGAGCTTCAGGTCAAAATGATTCGGGTTCTGGTGGAGAAAATTATCGTGTTTAAGGACAAGATAGTCATCAAGGTCCCTGAGACTCCCGTCGGAGAAATCCAAAAACTGCTGGATACGAAGTTGTTATTTGGGGGGTGTTTATTAAGAGAACGATGGGGGGCAAATAACAACCACAAGCAAAACGACCACCGAATAGGGGTGGTCGAATTGGATAAAGAGTGGCGCCCCCAAAGGGATTCGAACCCTTGATCTCTGCCTTGAAAGGGCAGCGGTATCCGGAATAATTCCTTCTTCTGAACCATAAAAAATGCCTATAATACAACGCTTTATTGGTATTTGTGGCGTTGGCTCTGAAAAATGGCATACATTAAAGTGTGCACATTGATGTGCGCTTTTCAGCTGTCCAAGACACCTGTTTTGTATATATTTGGTGGGTGTGCCAGATGTTATTGAGAGGGGATTTCGGGAATCGTTCCAAGGGCCTTGAAATATAGCTGTTTCACTGCTATAATATATTTCAGCAAATGATGAAAATGGCTATACAATGAAACAGAAAGACATGGAGTCCTTAGCAACGCGAGCTATACTGACCTGTTTGGCAGAGGTCCCTTTTCTGCGCCCAACCAGGCAGTCTAACCTGAACAAGTCGCCCTATGAGCCAGACCTGCTTTTTAAAGTTTCAGGGAAAGACAAGAAACAATATACCTTGATCGTGATGGTTAAAAGCACCGGACAGCCTCGTTTGGTCCGCGATGCTATAGCGGTCCTTGCAATGAGTAAGAATAAGTGTCCCAATTCGTATCCAGTTGTCGTGGCTCCTTATATATCGGAACAGTCTGCTGATATGTGCAGGCAGGCTGATGTCGGCTATATTGATCTGAGGGGGAACTGCTACCTGGCATTTGATTCGGTTTTTATAGAACGGACGGGCATACCAAATGAAGCGGAAAAACGGGAGTTAAAGTATATCTACTCTCCCCGGGCAGAGAGGGTGCTTCGGGTTCTTCTCAATGATGTTTCCAAATCATGGAAGACGGTCGATCTTGCCCAGGCTGCCGGTGTCAGCTTGGGACATGTGTCGAATATAAGGAAGCGGCTTGAGCAGGGAGAGTTCCTGAATGCCGAAAGCACTGGTATCCGGGTATCACGCCCCAAGGATCTGCTTGAGGCGTGGTCAAAGAATTACAAGATGCGCAGTGATACGATATACCGCTTCTGGTCGCCTCAGACATTGCCTGAACTAGAGGAGACGTTGCTATCGTATACCGGCAAGAAGAAGCTTCAGTGCGCGTTGACAGCTTTCTCGGCTGGTGCGCTGTATGCCCCGATGGTAATAATGCCGCGGTTATTTGCATATTGTACGGAAGATATGGATCAACTGGCGGCCGCTTTGCGGCTGAAGAAGGTTGATTCCGGTGAGAGTATCCAATTAATCAGGCCACATGACGACGGCGTATTTATCGGCGCCAGGAAGTTGCAGGGTAAAATGCTGGTTTCACCAGTGCAAGCCTATCTTGATCTCGTAGCGCTTGGAGGGAGAGGGGAAGAGGCGGCAAAGTCTATAATGGGACAGGTTCTCAAATGGTAAAAAATAGCGATTATAATCTTGATATGGTGGCGGCGGCGCATTCCGTCTTGATTGAAATAGTGCATCTGCTTGGGGAATACCGGGATTCCATGATATTAGTCGGTGGGTGGGTCCCGCAACTGCTGTGCAGCGGAGCAAAGGTTAAGCATATCGGCAGCATCGATATCGATCTATTACTGGACCACAGGAATTTGGGCGGCCCAGCTTATAAAACGATTAAGAAGCTTCTTCTCGCCCGCGGGTATGTCGAAGGCGAGCAACCCTTTATATTTTACCGGGATGTGCCGCAGCCGTCCGGCACTATCCGTGTGGAGGTGGACTTCCTGGGCGCTCAATACGAGGGCACTGGGAAGAAGCACCGGACACAGCAAGCGCAGGATATGAAGATCCGGAAAGCGCGCGGCGCCGATTTGGCGTTTAAGAAGCCGGTGGAAGTTACAATCGCAGGTGTTCTGCCGGGAGGAGCCGAAGATAAGGTCAGTGTGAGAGTGGCATCCATAGTCCCCTTTTTGGTTATGAAGGCGCAGGCTCTCAATAGCAGGCTGAAAGAAAAGGATTCATGGGACATCTATTATTGCCTTTTAAATTACCCGGGCGGAGTATATGCGATAGCTGAAGAGTTTAAAAAGCTGGCTGCCAATAAACTGGTTAAAGAAGCCTTGGGAATATTGCAGGATAAATTCGGCTCCTTAAAGGGGCTGGGCCCAACGCATGTAGCCGCCTTTGAGAATGTAACAAGTACTGAAGAGCGGGAGCGTATTCAGCGAGATGCTTATGAGCGGGTCTCTCTATTGTTGAAGTCGGTCGCAGAAGCGTAAGCGACTCCCGATGCTTTGCATTTATTCACAAATTGTTTCAATGTGAGGAAATCGCTCTCCTGAATTACTAACATGATGAAAAATTAAGATATGCAAGACGATATGACACAAGATAAAAAAACACCCGCTACCGCGAGCGGATCCGTAGAAGTTCCTAGAGCTGGAACCGAGCGAGATCCAGCCAAGATAGAAGCCAAGTTGCTGATGCTCGACCGACTTATCGATTGGCCCACCTCTTTGACCAGCAGGGAAGACCTCAAGAAAGTGCTGTCCGATGGCAGACAGATGCGCATAAAGTTCGGGGTGGACATAACGGCAAGGACGCTGCATATCGGCCATGCCGTCAACCTGAGAGCCATCAGGCACTTGCAGGACCTCGGTCATAAGGTCGTGTTCATGCTCGGAGGATTTACCACTCTCGTCGGCGATCCGACAGGGAAGGTCGTGGCGAGAGTTGCACAGGACCGGGACGAAGTGGAGGAGAACAAGCGCGCCTTTATCGACCAGATAAAATCGATAATCAGGTTCGATATCCCCGACCGGATCGAGATCCGAGACAATACTGAGTGGTGGGGGACGCCGGAAAAACATGGGCGCATAACCGTAGGCCATCTTTTCGAGCTGCTCAGGACGATTACGGTCACAAACCTCCTTTCGCGCGATATGTTCCGCGAGCGGATGAAGAAGTCGGACCCCATTTACGCCTCGGAATTCCTGTACCCAGTACTACAGGGCTACGACTCAGTTGAAATGCAGTCAGACCTGACTATCGTCGGGACGGACCAGATGTTCAACGAGAAGATGGCCTGGGAGTTTCAGGAAGCGAACGGCCAGAAAAGACAGGCGGTATTCTGCACCAAGATAACCCCCGGGCTGGACGGGAGGGACAAACAGTCCAAATCCCTGGGGAATTATGTGGGTCTGGCCTTCAGCCCGCAGGAAAAGTTCAACAGCACGATGCTTCTCCTCGACGGACTCGTATCGCAGTGGTTCGATGTTTATACCGAGGCAGACCCGCGACAGATAAGCGAATGGAAAACCGAATTCGACGCCGACCCGGTGGCCATGAAGAAGCGTCTGGCGTTCTGCATAGTAGAACTCTTCCACGGCCGGGAGGAAGCGGAAAAAGCGGAGAGCGAGTTCGACTCCCGCAAGTTCAAGAAAAAAGTGCCATCCGTCATCGGAGCGAAAAGCGTGAACCCAGAGGACACGATCCGTAATGCGCTGATGACCGCACTTGGCAGAAAAGCCGGCGACATCCGGGATGCCATCTCCAACAACGCGCTCAACCTCATAACGAAGGTGAACGAGGACGGCTCTTACGAGGAAGAAAAGCTCGATATGATGAAAATTTCCGCGATAAAGGCCAAGGGCGCGTTGATCCGGTGGGGGAAGAATGGCTTTTACCGTTTCGAGTAG